ATCACCCTTTCACGGTGGCGACCGGGGTTCGAATCCCCGTGGGGACGCCAATTCTTGAAAACCCCGACCCTGGTCGGGGTTTTTCTTTGCCTGTGATTCCTGGGAAGGCCCTATCCACGCCATGCGTGGATGGCTTCACCCCGCTCATGGCTCAGAACCGCCGGTACATCCCGATCGACGCCGGTGCCGTCGGCGCAAACCCGAACTGTGCATACAACCGATGTGCCTCGCCGTCGGCCAGCAGGCTGACATACGCCGATGGCGGCAGGTTGGCCTGCATCCAGCCATCCAGGCGCCGCATCACCTCCTTGCCCAGTCCCTGCCCCTGCAACCGCGGCAGCACCGCGATGTCGCAGACCTGCAGATGGCAGCCGCCATCTCCCACGATGCGCCCCATCGCCACCAGCTCGGACCCTTGGTACGCGCACACGCCGAACAGCGTGTTGGGCAGCGCGCGCGTTGCCGCTTCCCGGCTCTTGGCACTGAGGCCTGCAAGCACACGCAACCGGCAGTAGTCCTCGACCGTGGGCACCGCGTCGCGGAACAGGCAGGTGACGGAATCGTTCATGCGGTATCTCCTGTGGGTCGGGCTATCCTGCCGCATCCACGTCGCAACCGCTGCGACCCTCGCCCGCAGAGTCCCCATGTGCTATTCCGCCCTGATCCGCGCCGACTACGCCAAGCTGGTGCGCGAGTTCGGCGCCATCCTGTCGCTGGAAGAGTTCGCCGAACTGTACGCGCACGATCCGGGCAAGAAACGGCCCAAGACCCCGAAGGCGATGGATGACGGGTTCGCCGGGGCACGTACCGAACAGGGCCGTGACATCGTGGCGAAGATCCAGCAATGGCACGCGCAGGAGCAACAGGCACTGGAGGCCGAACTGGCCCGCCAGCGCGAGCGGCGCGACATCGCCCATGCTGCCCTGGCCACCCGTCCCACCCAGAAGGCGCGCAACGACCTGCACGTGGCCGGCAACCGCATCGAGCGCGCGCAAGCCCGGCTGGAAGACCTGCATCGGGTACAGCTGCTGCCGCGCGACAACCGCATTTTCCCCGGCACCTACGCGCCGGTGATGGTCAGCGAGCACGGCCAGCGCGTGATCCGCCCGATGCGCTACCAATGCCGGCTCCCGGACAAGCCGGCACGCAACGACGTGCTATACCCCGGAACCTACAACGCGAGGCGTGACAGCCTGGAAGGCTACTGGCGCGGTGCGTTCGGACTGCGCCACGGGGTGGTCGTGGTGCAGGCGTTCTACGAGCACGTGCCGCGCCACGCGATGGCGGGCCGCAGCCTGGAGGCCGGCGAGAAGGAACAGGACGTGGTACTCGAATTCCGTCCCGATCCGCCCCGCGACCTGCTGCTGGCCTGCCTCTGGGCGGAGTGGGAGGGGCCGGAAGGCCACCTGCTGTCATTTGCTACGATCACCGACGCTCCTCCCAGCGATGTCGCCGCTGCCGGGCATGACCGTGGCGTGGTACCGATCCGCAGGGAACACCTGGACGCCTGGCTCAATCCCGACCCGGAAGACCTCGCGCGCCAGTACCGCATCCTGGATGACCGCGAGGAGATCCGCTACGTGTACGAGGAAGCGGGTTGAGTGCCACGCCCTGGCGGCCAGCAGTGGGGGCTCAGGCCTTGACGCTGGTGCGGCCCACTGCACGCGCCAGTGCACGTGACAGATCGGCCGACAGGTACGGCTTGACCAGCAGCAGGCCGGCCAACATCGGCGCTGGCAGCTGCTCGGCCAGCATCCCGGTGGCCAGCACGAAGGGAATGCCACGCGCCGAAAGCGCCGCGGCGACAGGCTCGCTGGTTTCGTTGCGGGCCAGCCGGTAGTCCAGCAGGGCCACGTCCGGGGCACTCTGTTCCAGCAGCCGCAGGGCTTCGGACACACTCGCTGCGAGCCCGACCACGGTCGCACCGGCATGCACCAGCTGCATCTGCAGGAGGGCCGCGCTCATCTCGTCGTTCTCGACCACCAGCACCCTCAGGTCCTGCAACACTGTCATCGGCTACCGCTCCTGGTGGCAATTGCACAGGGAGTATAGCCACCAAGGGGCCGATACCGACAGGAACCGGCCTGATAGGCCTTCCCCCTAGGCATCTCCCGCCCACCTCGGTTACACTCGCACGCTGCCTGCCGGTGTGGCGGAATGGTATACGCAGCTGACTCAAAATCAGCCGGGGGTGACCCCATGAAGGTTCGAGTCCTTTCACCGGCACCAGAACCCCTTGCGAAACAAGGGTTTCCAAGAAAATGGCGTAATGGAGTCGTGAATCTTCCGGCTCCGCCATTTTTGTTATCTCTCTTCTCCCTCGCTACACCCCGCGCCGCAGCTGCTGCAGCCCTGCCCTCACCCACGCCTTGGTGCGGGCGTCCCTCGCTCGGGGCTTCGTCTCTGCCGGCGGCTTGCGCGGTTCAAGCGCAGCCTTGATCCGCTCGACCTCCTTCGCGCCAGCCTCGGCCAGGCGCCGGGCCTGTTGCTGCTGCTCGCGGGTTGGCGGCAGGCAAGGCAGTGGCGGCGGCGGCTGGGTCGGGGTGCTGTCGGTCAGCCGGGCGACTGCTTGGCGCAGGGACAGATCGGGATAGAGCCTGGCCGCACACCAGCGCTCGGCGTACCGCTTCGCCTGCCGGACGTTGGCCGCGCGCACTTCCTTCACCTGCCACATCTTCTGGCCTTCCATCCATAGCCGGACCCCGGGACCACCGTCGGGCGTGACGCTGGCCGTCTCGCGGCCGTTGTACCAAAGCGCCCAGCGCTCGCCGGTCTGGACCCAGCCAGAGGGGATCGGGGCGGTGCGGAAGCCGTTGGAAGAGCGCATGGCCGGAAGGATACGGCCGGCCGTCGCAGATTCTGCGAACGCCGCACCTACGTTCCTGAAGCATTCGAAGTTGATCGAGCAAAGCGTCATATCCGAAGCCGGGTCGAATCGAGAACGACCCGGCTGGGGCTTGCTTCAACAACTGAACTTGGGCTCGCCGAACGCCTTGCGGAGCGAAGTGATCAGGCCAATGTCATCCGTTAGACGCGTTTCAATCACATCAACATTCGGCAATGCGCCAATAGCTCCCACGACCACATGCTTGCGCACCGTCAGAACCGCGTCCAGCGGAACGGGACGCTCTTCGCGTCCGAAATCGTGCTTGTAACTTCCCCTCACCCACCCGGACGGCGTCAGGTGCTCGTCTTCCCACTCATTGCTCAATGACATTGTCAGCCTCAGTGTGTGCCTTACTGAAAAGTCGCCCCGACCTATCTGGCCGGGGCGCGTTGATCAAGCAGCGGGAAGCTTCGGAACGCCAGGTGCCTCGAGCAGAATCTTGTCGAGGAAAGGCAAAGCCGCAGGATCTCGTTCGCGGAAATACTGATGGGCCTTACTGGGCAGCCAGACCTCATTGAAGTGAAGGCGGAATGCGTGCAAGTAACCGACCGGATACATCTTTGCGTCGCAGACACGACCGTCTGCATAGCGATGTTTGTAAGTCGGCATCTTGGAGGTATCAACCCCCTGCTCACGCAGCCACTTCGCGAACATCTTCCCTTCTGAAATGTCCGGAACCATGTGTTCGGGCAACGTGTACCCGCGCGATTCCAGCGGGGCGATCAGGGTGATTGCCAGTTCGCTCAGGATCGAGAAGTGGGTATAGGGAACCTTGTCCTTGTTCGCCAGATAGCGCTGGATGTGAGGCGGCAAGCCCGGCGCCGGCGCACCGTTGGGCTGCCGACCGGACAGCCACTCGCGCACCCACTTCGCTACCGCCACGGCAAATTTCGGGGACAACCACTGGGCCAAATGCACTGCTGCATCGGGATGAACCCACGTGCCTTGGCCCCCCTGCCCACCCCTAACTGACTGAACAAGAAGCGATATGGGAATTCCCATATCGTCGGAAAGCTCAGCCAGGAAGGCCTCGGTTGAAGCCAAGCGCCGGTAGTCCGCGAAGAGCTTGCCCACCGCTTGGCACATGGCAGTTGCGTTGATGTACCCATCGAGCTTGCGCTGCTCAATGAGAGTGTTCTCCATCTGGCGATGGATGAGCTGCAGCGAGAGCTGCTTGGTGTTGCTGGTCATATCGACTTGCCTCTTGTGTAGCAGGCGAAGCCCTGGCCTCAACTAGCGGAACTACGACGCAGGTCACAAATCGTCAGTAATGATCGATTGACACGTATTACATACGGCGTATGATTCGCTCCGTTACTTCTAGGTAAGTTGTTGCCACTGCTCGGCACTGCTTGCGTAACACCGCCCTGCCTAGCGCCAACTAGGTGGGGCTTTTCATTGCCCCAGCGGTGGGTCGGGGGATCCGACGCCCACAAGATAGTGGGGCGGTTCAGGTCCGTCAACGCGAAATGTAGGGAAATTCGGCAATCCCTTGTGCGGCAATGGTCTTGCCATCGGCGCCCGGAGCGAATGCTCCACTGATGCGTATCCCAACTGCGCAGTCAACCAAGTTTCGTTGGTTATCAACAGCTTAGGGATTCCTAAAGACAGGCTCCCGCATAGCCGGCTGGGCTCCCCCCTTGGCTTCAGATCGAACCTAGGTCCTTCACGGTCGCCTGCCCCTTTTGAAGGAACCCAGCCAGCAGCCGGCCACCAGCTACTTCTCGTCCCACCCGCTCATTGAGGTAGCCGGCCTGCACACGCGCATGAGCCATGAGATCGGCTTGGGCCATGCTCGGCGTCAAAGCCTGGAGCGGCTCCCCGGGCGACGCCAGCTGCCCGCCGATCGCCTGGACCGTACACGGACGCTGACTGTCGCTCTTGGCATATCCAGTGGCCATCATCCGGCCGTTCTTCGGCGACCAGCCGCCCAGCACCAACTCGGTCCCGAGCTGGTCGAGCGGCAGCCCGGCCTCAGCTGCCGCCTTCTCGTAGTTCGGCCATAGTTGGTCCACCACCAACCCTAGCTCAGCAGACAGCTGCTCCATCGTGAAGTCTGCGCGGAAGCTGGCCCGCAGCGCCAGCTCGTAGATGCGAAGGAAGAACTGGGTGGAACCGCGCGTGGCCAGTACCAGGTTGTGCTGAGGGATCAGCAGCAGCTTCGCACCCGCGGAATGCGCCCCTGTCCGGGCATCCTCTGCCAGAGTGTCTACCGCGACGACCAGGTGGTCGCGAGTGCGCAGAACGTTAAGGATGCTCATAGCGGACTCGTGTAGAGGTCCGCAGACTATCGCCTTCCCCACCCAGCCTGTCGAGACCGTCATGACGACCGAGATCACTGAAATCATAGACCGTCTCCATGCCTGCGAGGCTGCGATCGAAGTCCATCGCGGTTACCTTAAAGCCATGCAATACGCCCTGCGGGTTTCTGTACTGACCCACCCCGCACCCGAGCACTTGACCGAAACGTGGCTGCGGCTGCTACCAGGCATCGCAGCAAAGCATAGAGGTGACGGAGGCGATCTCTTCGCTGCCGCCTTTGAACAGTCATTAAGACTTCTCACCGAGCAAATCGGCGACGCTCGCCCCTAATCTTCACTTGGCTAGTGCCGGCGCGGCGCAGCTGACGCGCCCCCGAGTTGAGCGGCCATTGGCCCCGGATCCGGCAGCGCCAGCATACCCATCTGGCGAGACCGGCGCCATCCTGAGAACGGACACTGTCGTACCAGGTCACAGAACTGCGCGCGGGGTATCAGCAGCTATTGGCCTGGGGAGTGACGATCTCCGCAAGCTGGACCATAGCGCTTCCGATGGCACCTGCATTTGCCTCGTAACGGCGCAGACCGTCCCAGTCCTGACGTATGAGTTCCCTGAGGTCGGCAGACACAACGGGAACAAGTCGCATTGCCCAATAAGGGAAGCGCCGAATGGACGCACGACCACGCCCAAGCTCTACAATTTCTTTGTGGCTGGTTGCCGCGAGAATTCGACCATAGACAACTTCTACCCCGTCCTCCGGGCCCTCAAGGTACTGCACGAAGCGGTAGCCATCATGCAGCAGAACGCCAGTCACGCCCGCCTCCACATTGAAGCGCGCAGCATCTCTCGTCAGGCTTTCCACCCGTTCTGCGGATACACCACTGCTCACCTCACTGGCGTAGGCGATTGATAGGAGCGGCACCGGAATTTCCCCGTTCGCAGGAAATTCCCTGCACGTCAGAATGACAGATTTAGAGCAGGTCGGGCAGAAGGGCGACATTGAAATCGCCAGCTGACTGATCGTGCAAAATTCCTGCCCCGGGTCGTACCGGAAAAGTCAGTCCACTTGTTAGCTAAAGCCGAGCATGGTTCGGTCGGTTGCTCACACGCAATTTCCATGAATTATTCACCATGGGCACCAACCCGCCCGAGCGACCCGCTGATGACCAGTACTGGACAGTTCCTCATCATGCGTGTGTCCATCTCCGCCCCAGAAAAGAAACCCTTGGCCGTGACGGTCCGGTGCGCCGCCTGCGACCATGTCACCGCCGCCCATGGGGCACAGCTCACACGGTCCCTTGATGGCGTCATCCTTATCTGCGCCAACTGCCTGCAGCATCAGACAGTTGCCAACGACGTTTTGCTGCAGATCGGCGCCCTGCAACTTTCGCGCTGGCCAGATCCGACGCATCCAGTCGCCATCTCGGAAGGGGGCGGCGTATAGGCTTCCCCAAGATTCGCCCTACGCAGCAGTCCGGTGCTCGTAGAACGGATGCCGCTTGTCGTCGAATATCCTGTAGAGCGCGGCCAGGTCGGCCGGATCCGGATTGAGCCAGGCATCCACGTGCTCTGGCTTGATGTTGATGATGGTCCGGTCATGGCCGGCGGCGGCCACCTCGGGCTCGGGGTCGTCGGTGATGGCAGCGAACGACAGCAGATCCGGCTCTTTGCCGGCCGGGTCCTTCCAGTGTGACCACAAGCACGCGACCAGCATCGGCTCACCCGTGCGCGGGGTGAACTGCACCACCTGGTTCTTCCCGTCCGGGCCCTCGACGTTCTCATAGAAGGTGTCGACCACCACCAGGCCGTGGGCGTGGCCGAATGCCGGCGCCCAGAACTTCTCCAGGCTGTCGCGACGGGCGTTGTAGGTGCCGGGGAAGCGCTGGTCGTAGTTGGCCGGCTTCCCGGCCAAGCGGCACTGGTAGCGCATCGGCTTGATGACCAGCTTCCCGCCCTCGGAGACGATCACCGGAGCGTAGACGCCGGGGAAGATGCGGCTGTCGCGGTCCTTCGGCTCAACGCGCTGTAGATCCGCCAGCCGCGCCTTGGCCCGCTCGATCTTGTTGCCGGCGATCCGCACGTCCTCTCTGGCCTTCTTCGTCTCCTTCACCTGCAGCGCCCGCTCGGCGTCTGCAAGACGTTTTCGGTTGGCGAACAGCTCTTGTTCCAGCACCGCGGCCTCGGCCCGATTCCACTGTTCCACCTCAGCCCAGACCGCCAGCTCCGCCGGGCTCGCCCCGGCCCGGAAGGCGTCGTCCATCGCCTTCGGGGTCTTGGGCCGCTTCTTGCCCGGATCATGGGCGTAGAGGGCGGCGAACTCCTGCAGCGACAGCGTGGCGCCGGTCATCCTGACCAGCTTCTGATAGGCGGCGGTGATCTGGGCGGAGTAGCACATGGGCGCCATCTGGCCGCAGCACATGTTGCGGCAGCGTGAGGGTCTACCGTCAACCGAATCCCAGCGGCACCTCCGTCAGGTCCACGATGAAGATCGTGGCGTTCTGCGGCCCCATCGTCACGCCGCCTACCGGGAACGTGTTGGAGGTGAGGGTCTGCTGGGCCACCACCTGCTTCGAGATGTGAATCCTGTTATCGCTGGTCATGTGGAAATAGTCGGCGTTCATCGTGCAACGGTCCTGGGCCACGGACGAGTAGTAGAACCGCGGCGATGGGATGGCGATGCCGATCTTGGTGCCCGGGAAGAACTGGCCGATCTCTACAGGCGGCCCAGCCACCGTAGGTAAGGCGACCACCTGCAGCACGCGCAGGCCCTTCCGCCTGGAGTCGTAGAAAACCGTCCCGTCTTCACCGCGCATCCGCAGCCCCACCGGACCTGATGCTGCACGCTCAGCCGCGCTGAACGTGTAGTACTCCAGCGACTTGATTGGAGCCGACCTCGATGCGTATGCAAAACACGTCACGCCGCTTTGCACCAGGCTGAAACCGGTATTCACCGACACCGAGTCATTCACATATCGGCAAACGTGCAGGTTGGATGTGCCATTGGTGCTGGCCAGAAATCCGCGATCTGGCCAAGAGCCGAATGGCGGCGAGCCGCCGGTCGAACCGCCGGAGAAGGAACCTGTATCGAGCGTGCCCGACTTGGCCAACTGCAGGTTTCGATACCCGATACCGATCTGGATCTGCCCGGTGCCCTGATTTCGTATGCGCAGCCCGACGGCCATCAGCTGAATACCCCATAGTGAAGCGTGATGCCGCCGACCGTGTTTGTCGTCGGCTGGCTCGGGAACATCTCCATCCTGACGTGGTAGTTCACCACGTCAGGGTCCCAGCTCCAGTTGATGCTGTTCCCCGAGATGGTCACCGAAGGGACCAGCATTCCGTACACAGATCGTTGGCCCTCGCAGGTGAAGTAGTAGTAGGGCTCGCCGCCAAGAAAGTCGTTGACGACAAGCCCTCCATTCGCCTCGGGCGGAGCCACCCACTTGTTGCTGGAGTTTACCGGGTTATAGAGCGGGAACGTGTATGACCCGATCCTCTTCGACAGCTTGGTGGTGACCGAAGTCTCCACGTACCCGCTCTCGCTCCGAACTCTCAGCCCAATGTCGACCATCACTGCAGCACTCCAAGCTCTACGGCGAGATTGCCGTTCGGGTAGCGGATGTAGATGCCCTGGTTGGTGATGTTCAGCTGATACCCGCCGGCGACACTGCCATTGAACTCGAACCCGCCGCCGGCAGCCTTATTGATCCGCCAGCCGGTTTGCCCTGACACGTAATCGTCGGACTGGATGGTGCCGCTTATCTTCGCGTTGGTGATAGCCGCATCGGCGATCTTGGCGCTGGTGATCCACGCCGTGCCGATCAGGGCCTGGCTGATGAACGTCTGGCCGTTCTGAACCACGAACGGCGCTGTCGTCACGTTGTTGGCGATGTTGATCAGCGCGAAGCGGTCCACCTGGAACAGCGCCTGGCTCTGGAAGCTGCCATCGGGCTGCTGCTCAACGCCCAGGCCGAAGCCCGCACCGTAGATGCGGCCGTCGGAGGTAACCTGCGCTCGAAGCGTGTATGTGGCGCTAATCTTCCCATTGAGGTCAACCACAGCCTGCGAGGTCTGCTCGACTGCAGCCTGGGTCTGCCCGACCTGCGCCTGTACAGTGTCGATCCGTTTGGCTTGGGCGTAATCGCCCTCTGCGATGACCGTCTGAATGGTCAGCGTCCCGGCGAAAACCGTCTCGTCGCCGGCGCCCCAATCCTCGTCACCCGCCGCCTGCACGTTCAGCTGCACGAACAGTCCGTCGGTCTTCTGGCCGATGGCCTGAAGGCCGGTCTCCGGATCGTTGACCTGCAACTCCAGCGTGTTCACCCGGCCAGCGACCGCACCCGCTTCCGCAATGGCGTCGCCTACGTCCTGCCAGTTCGTGCCCGGCGGCTCTTCGTTTCCCGGGTCGGGGCCCTGCCAGCTCCAGATCTTCCCGTTGTACACGACCGTCTGACCCGGCTCGTAGGTAGCGGCTGCGTCCCAGATCAATGGCACGATCTGGTCGATGCTGTCGATCTTGCTGCGCAGTGCCTGGCCCAGCGCGCTCTCGCTGATCTTTCCGGCGAAGTAGGCGTCGTAGTCGGACTGGTTGGTGCTGGCCTCGCCCATCACACCAGTGCCTTCCGGATACCACGGGCCAATGTTGCCGCTGCGGTCGACCAGCCGCGCCCAGAAGAAGAACCGCGCGCCAGCGGCCAGGCCGTCCAGTTCGAGGCGGTTCTGTGGGTAGGCGTAATCGCCCAGCTTCGTGGCCGTCTCGCGGTTCGGGCTCGGGCTGCGCCAGATCTCGGTGCGCTGCGTGTCCGTTGCGCCGGGCGGGAACGCCCAGGTCAGCCGAATGCCGAAGACGATGGACGTTGCAGTCAGCGAGGTCACCGCCGGCGGCGGCTCGGTCTTCCCGGCAATCGTCGTGAGCGGGCTCATAGCCGGGAGCGAGACGGCATTGAGCGCGTTCACCGCCCTCACGCGGGCAAGATACTGGCCGGCGTAGATCCCGGGCACCTCGATGCTGCTGGTGGCCACCCGTCCAGCGCGCACCCAGTTCAGGTCGTCGCGACGCCACTCCACGTCGTACGCGATGGCATTGTCGGCTGGGTCCCACTGGATGGTCAGCGTCGGGGTGGCGATGCCCTGCTCGATCACCACGTGCGAGGACAGGGCCACGTTGGTCGGCGGCGGCTGGACGCTGGGCGGGATGATGCTGATCGGCGGCAGTTCGAGGCGGGTGCCATCGTCGATCGCCGCATACTTGCCCGGGACGTGCTTCAGCGCGGTGATGTTGTAGGTCAGCTCCTCGCCTTCAGTTACGGCGATCACGCGGAACAGCTGCAGCACCAGGTCGCTGGATTCGGTGGCCCAGACAGACTGCGGCACCGGGACCGCCGACCACGGCGCCGAGACTGTGACCACTCCCGTGGCGGCATCGATCCCGTTGATGGTCCGGCCTTCCGTGCGCCCACTGGGCAGCGTGGCTCGCAAGGTGTCGCCCACCGCCATCGTCTCGGGCACCAGGTCCAGGGTGAGACTGCTGGCGCCCGCAGCGCGAATTCGGCCGGCGTTCCGGCGCCCCGCCCGGTTGGGGTCGGCCACCTGGATGACGTCGCCCGGCATGCAGTTGAGCGCGTCCAAGCCCACCGCGAAGCTGACGGTCTCGGTCTCCAGGCTCTCCGTGTACAGGATGTGGTTGCCCACCCGCTGCGCCTGCGCACGCGAATGGCAGCCGATCGCCGTCACCTCGGTCTGGTTGACACCGTAGCGCGCGATGGCGTCGAGGTGCTGGACAACCTCCACCTTCTGCCGGCCGAAGTCGTCCGGATCGGTCCACGACACCAGCGCGACGGTGTGTCGCGTTCTCCGGCCGCTGCCTTCATAGTGGAACCGACCATCGATGACGTTGGCCTGGCTGTAGGTCGGGCCCGGGTCCTTCGGCATGTCGGCAGACGCCATGATCTGGCCAGCGACATAGAAGCTGATACCCCGGAACATTCCGGCCATGTCCTGCAGCACCTTGTACGCGTCCGCCCTGCTCTGCAGGTACAGGCTGCAGGTGAACCGCGGCTCCTGGCCGCCGAGGCCATCGCTCACCAACTGATCGCAGTACTGGGCGATTTGGTACAGCCGCCACTTATCTACCCAGTCCAGCGGGATGCGGTTGCCGAGACCGAACCGGTCATTGGTGACGATGTCGAAGAACACCCAGGCCGGATTGTTCGTCCAGGACGACTTGAAGGTGCCATCCCACACGCCGCTGTAGGTGCGGCCTATGGGATCGTAGTTGCTGGGCACACGGATGATGCGTCCCCAAACCCGATAGGACCGCGACGGGATGTTCTGGAACTGGCTCGCGTCGACCTGGACCGCGCACAGCGCGCTGTTGGGATAACGGAGCTTAACGTCGATGATCTCGGTCATCGAAAGAACGTTCACCGTGTCCGAGATCAGCGAGTTGTTCTGGTTCGGAGTCAGCCTGCGAATGCGGACCTGCCACTGCGAGCCAGCCGGCAGTTCAATTCGACGGCTGCGCTCATACTGCGTCGTGGTCTTGCCGGTGATCGCATCGTTGAGCACCGTGGTGTAGGCGCCGCCATCGACAGACAGGTCTACTGCGTAGTCGATCGAATAGCCGTTCCGGTCACCGTTTTCCTCATCCACCCTCTGCAGCGCCGGAACGGCCAGCCGAATGCGAACGGCCGACAGGTCCGAACCGCTGACAGTGCGCACGACCGGCTGATCGCTGTGCAGTTCCACGTTCACTGAGATTTCGTTCTCGACAGAGGGAAACCCAGGGATGTACTCCTGGTCCTGCGTACCTGATCGGGTGTCGACGGTGACACCAGCGAAGTTCAGCCCGCCGTCCGGGTTCTGGATGGGAACCTGGTTCAGGTAGATCGACTGGTTGCCGGCCACCAAGCCCCGGATCTCGCCCTCGCTGACAAGGTCGATGATCCTGGCCACGGCCATCGAGTGCAGGCTGTCCGGGGTCTCCACCGGTGTGCGGCCGTTGCTGCCGCTCTTGCCGCCTGCGCCGGCCAGCTGCAGCCCGCGTGCGATTGGAGTTGCGACTGGCAAGTTCAAAGCTGATCCTCCGCTATGATGCCGCCGCTGATCACTGCCGAGCCCACCAGCATGCCCTTTTGGTCGTGTCCGCCGTAGGCAACCGGTACAGGGTTGCCCTGCGCCTGCGTGTTGACAGTGCCATTCATGCTGTAACTGGGGCGGTTTTCAACACTGTCCTGCGATGCCAAGCCTCTGGGTTGAGGTGCCAGCATCTGCATCACGCCTCCCACAATCATCGACCAGCCCATCCCAATCAGCGGGCTGGTGCCGCCTGCCGAAAAAATGCTGGTATAGGTTCCGACGATGACCAGAACGATTCCCACGATTACCTGAAGCACGCCACCCCGCTTGCTACCCATCAGAACAGGCGCAATCCGGATGTCTTCTTGCCCGGGTGGATCCTGTAACTGTTCCTTAGTCACATTCTGCTTTCCAACGAAAACGGCGAAGCCGACTCCCTTTTCGCTCGCGCGGATCAAGTACTGTTGGAAGCCCGGCAGGATCGCGCACAGCGCGCGCACGGCCTCTGCGGGACTGTTGACAGCGAGGCGAAAGGAGCGGCCGAAGCGACTGCCCAGCTGACCGTACAGACGAATAGTACGCAGACGCTCAGACACGGGCTGCCTCCTTGTGGCGGAAGATGTAGCGGGTACGCTCGGTCCACATGCCCCCATAGGTGATCACCTCCGACAGGCGGCCGTGCATGTGATGTAGCAGCTGGCCGGCGCCGAGGTAGACACCAGCGTGGTTCGGGACAGGCGAACGGATCTGCATAAGCACCATGTCGCCGCGCTTCGGCTCACCCTCGATAAGGTCGAAGCCCTCGGCGCGCAGCCGGTCCAGGCTGTAGAGGTCTTGACCCTTCTCCCACCAGTCGTCCTCCCGCTCGTACTGGCTGAGCTGGATGCCAAGCTCCCGCTCGTAGAAGTCGCGCACCAGGGTGTAGCAGTCCAGGGTGCCGTGGGCGAACTGCCGGCCCACCAGCGGCGCCTCGTAGCCGCACGGCTCGATCGTCTGCAGGTCGCCACACTCCGGATCGGCACCGGTGACCTGGCCAACGCTGACGATGTGCCACGGCAGGCCGCTGGCCTCGCACATGACGCGGTCTGCGTCCGAAGCTGTAGCGGGGGCGTTCGGATGGCTGTGCACGACGGCCAGTACCTCGCCCACGTCCTCGGCGTCGGCGAAGTCCTCCGCCGGCAGCCGGAAGTGTTCGCTGGGTGTGGCCGCCACGTTCCGGCAGGGGATATACGCCTCTCCGTCACTGACGGCCACGATCAGGCCGCAGCACTCGCGCGGGTATTCGGCCACGGCGTGCGCCTGGATGGCCTGCAGGGTGCTCAATTCCATGGGTCGCTCATAGAAAAGCCCGCGCGTATGGCGGGCTGTGGGACACGGCCGTTGCCGATAGGTCAGGTACGCAGGAGGCCGGCAGCCGGGAATCCGCCGTAGGGCAGCGGCTTGTCGGCACCGAAGCGCAGCTTGCAGCTGTTTACCCTGCCGCCGCACTGGTCACGCGCGGGATCGGCGGTCGGCACGTCGTTGGCGTCGGCCACGGCCGGCCCGTTATAGCCGCAGTAGGGGCCGCGGTAGCCACCCCGGATCAGCCAGCCGCAGACTCCGGCGATGACCTGCCGGCCGGGCAGCTGTTCCCCGTTGAGGTCGATCGCTGTGGTCAGCTCGAAATCGACCGTTTCCTTCGTTTCGGAGACCTTGCGCTCGATGAACCATATCTCATCCTGGAAGTGCTCGCCTGGGTCGGCCGTGGGGTTGCCTTCGGGGAAGTTCGTCGCGTCGAGGTACTTGGCCAGCGTCTGCCGGCGAATCACGCGCGCGCCCACCAGGTCATCGAACAGCAGGCACAGGGCCGTAATGCGGCCGTCGATGTTGCTGACCTTCAGTCGGGGGTTCGGTGGCTGATCGCTGGTCCGGGAAAAGCCGGTCGCCTCGATCGGCCAAGGCCCGTACTCCTGGCCCTGCCACCAGATCACGCCCGACTGCAGGTGCGCGTGGAAGAACAGCTGGTCGGCGCCGAAGCTGCTGGCGTCCAGTTCGAACAGTGTTATGCGACCGCCCGGCTCCAGCTGCTGGGCATCGGCAGTGATCATGCTCCTGACTCCAATGCAGCGAGCCTTTCGGCAAGGCCCGACAACGCCAACTTCAGCTCATCACGCTCCGCCTCCAAGGCGTCAATGCGTCGATCATGCTGAATCCAACCTGCGTGGATGTAGGGAACCATTCCGATGTAGTTGACGCTTTGCAGCGCGGCAACTGACCGCAGTTCCTGTCGCGGCGGGACGTAATCCGGCGGTTCTTCACCGGGTGCATATGGCGTGGTATCTCCCACCATCACCATCTCTTCCCGCATCGCGTCCTTCTCGCCGTCCACAAGTAGCCGGAAGTGCGCCTGGTGCTCGTCAGCTACGTAGCCAGATCGCCGGGGCCGTGCGACGTCGCTGATGTCCGTGTACTCAACTGGCCGGGTCGCTCGCAATGAGCTGGCGGCGGCCTGCGGATCGATAGCCTCGATCTCATCCTTGATTCGATAGTCCGAGTTCTGCGTGAGCGTTCCGGCAATGATCATGCTGCCGTTGTCGATGAACCTGTGGCGACTTGCACCCGCCGCGAAGTGATATTCGACTGTTGTCTGAGCCCCTGAGCCTGAACCGCCTTCGTAGACGTCAAGCCCGAAAAGGTGCTTGACACCCCAGTGCGAAACACGGACAGCCATGTACGCGGAGGTGTTCAGCTGAGCGTCCACTTGCAGTCCCGGGGTCCGAGAACCTGCCCACGAAGCGAAATCTCCACCAATACCATTCTGCGTGCCGGTGTTCTGCACGCGGAACATGTCCTGATTCGCCACGCCGGTCCGGTTGATGGGACCTGTCACCGTGCCGCCGCTCTTGGGAAGAGCGGCATCCGCTGTGGATTTTGCAGCGGTCGCTTTGGTATCTGCACCCAGCGCCAACTGCTCCAGGTACTGATCATTGGAGTTGACCTTGCCGAACGCAGTCTTAGCCGGATCACCCTTGTAAGTGCCGTGATCGGTAGTGGTGTCAACTGGATTAAGAGGCATGATCTACTCCTTACGGCTGGAACGTCTGTTCGAACGTGGCATTGAGCGTGAACACGCCATTGCCATGGGGGATGAGGGTGTAGGTCTTGCAGAGGTACAGTCCCTGCACGCCAAGCGGTGGCGTCCACAGGAAGGACACCGCACCCTTGCGAGCGCGCAGGAAGGCCAGCGCGGGCCCCACCTTTGATTCACGGCCCACGATGGAAATCGGCCACTGTTGGGTCTCGTTGTTCAGGCCATCGGCAGCGGTCTGGCGGTAGCCGTCACCGAATCTCGCCTCGCGCGTCAGGAAATCACCGGTGCCGGTGATCTCGGTGCGCACGCACCAGGTGAAGACCTCAGCCATTGCTCACCCTCATCTGATGGAAGAGGCCGCCGGGCCGCGACTGTTGGGTGGCCCACTCGTTCATCTTGGAAGTGAAGAACTGATTGAGCCAGCGAGCATCCTCGCTGCCATCACCCTGCTGGGTGGTGCTGGTGCCGTCGGACGAGATGTTCATCGTGGTGTTGAAGTTGTTGGTGATCCCGCCACCACCGCCGATGGCGGATGCAGGCATGCCTGCGGTGATCGGACGAACCGAACCGGCGTCGCCGGGGATCAGGTACCCCCGCCCTGCGAGCCGAACACGCCGCTGTACTGACCGGTAACCAGCTTGACTACAGCGTTCCCTTGCTTCTCCACCGCCACCAGGCCGCCCCGCAGCCGATCCAGCCAGTCCTCGACCACCCCGAAGATCTCAGCCGCCTTGCCGATCTCGCGGAACGCCGAGGCGATCCCGTGAGCGACGTCGCGGACGCCACCGCCCTCCTTGGCGACGTCCACCAGCTGCGTGGTCAAATCAGTCAGCGTGGGCAACAGCTCGCTGGCCAGCTGGGTGAACCAGCCCTGCGTTGCGGCGCGCAGGTCGTCCAGGCGATCGTTGAACTCGGCCGCAGCCCCCGCAGTGTCCGAGTCGATGACGATGCCGAGCGAACGCGCACGTTCCTCCATGGTCCGCATGCCGTCGGCACCGAGACTGAGAAACTCCAGGAACTCCGAGCCCGACTTGCCGACCCTTTCTTCTTTGCGCGCTTCAGATCGTCCAGGAACCGTTTCGCTGCCAGCTTGATCAGCCGGCCGAACCTCCCTCCCCTATCTGCCGCAGCTGCCTTCGCATACCCGATCGCGACATCGACGTAGTCATTTTCCGGCGGCGCGGGGCTTTCCGAGCGCGGCGAACGCGTTGCTCGGCTTTTCCGTGTCGCCATTCGGTTTCACCTTTCCCTGCGCCACTGGCGTCAGGCCGAAGTCGTTCATCAGTCCACGCAGCTGGGCAACCATCGATGCAACCGGCGCCTCGCCAGCGGCGTACAGCTGGACGGTCTTTCCATGAAGAGCGCAGAGCTGGCCGAGCGCCGACAGTCCGGCCTCGGTCAAGAGCTTGTTTGCGTGGAGGATTGGAGCTAGGCGCTCCCATTCCTTACGTGCGTGTGCGTTGGGCATCCAGTCCGGTGCCGGTGGCACATCGGACACCAAGGGGAGTTCGGCGGCGACCGTCGCTTCGCGGTCAGGCCGGTCGGTGCCGGCCACCACCTTCAGCGCTGTCGGCTTGCGGGGGCGTGGCATAGACGGGCCTCAAAAACTGAATTTTCTGAATTGACGGTGCAAAAAAACGACTGAGCGGCCGGTGTCCGAGGGGAACGCTTCGAACTTTTTCCCCTCCCCCCGGGGCATCTGATGCGAATTGATCGCATTCATCGCTTCGAGAGGTACGGATGAGAACGATTCGCGCCTCGTGCCGCCTCTGCCTTGGTCTTGGTGCCGTGGCACTCGCAGCAGATCGCCTGCAGGTTTTCCAGAGCATCTGTGCCGCCTTCCGCCTGCGGCACAACGTGGTCAACCTCTTCTGCCTGGCGGATGCGGCCAGCAGCGCGGCACGGCTGACAGAGGTATAGGTCACGCGCCATCACTGCGTCGCGCCTGCGGCGCCACGGTCGACCGCCTCGCCCTTTGCCGTAGTTCTCAGGGGCCGACTGAGCAACGTGCACGGGCGCAAGCTGAGGCATCGGCCGGTGGCGATTCGGGAACCCCGGCATCAGCCGAGACTCTGCGACTGGTCGCGCTCGCCGGGGACCAGCTCACCGTCCAGGCTGCGGGCTGGCTCGTCGTGCTCTTCTTCACCTTCAGCTGCCAGCGCGGCCAACAAGGCATCAACCTTTCCTTCGAGTCTGGCGGTGGCTTGGCGCTGCTCTTCCTGCTGCAGCTCTATCCGACGCAGCCGGTCGTGCAGGCTCATCGCGTCACCTCTGCCCGGTCTGCTGCGATGACGGCTTGGCAGGCACGGACGTGGTCGTCTGCGTCGCGTCCAATTTGAACAAGAGCGCCCGCGACCTCTGCTCGTAGTTGGGCTGCCTGGTCACGTTCGATGGCGCCGGTGACGGCTTGGGACAAGCGAGCGGTGTTGCAGGTGGCGAGGTCGTCGCGCAGCTGGAGGCTGCCATCGCGCAGACCAGCAGCAACAGCAGCAGGGACGGCCGTGGCCGCGTTGCGGTCTTCTTCATGCTTGGCTCCGATGATGGCCAGCGCCTCGGCGCGGCTGTGCTCTACGGCACGGGTCTGGGTGAGCTGCTCGACCTGGGCGGCGCTGGCGCCGGCCAGCTGCCGGGCGTCTACGGTCTCAGCCCGGTCACCGCGCCAGGCCCAGCCTGCGGCGAACATGCCAGCAGACCAGGCGACGAACACCAGAAGGTAAATGGCGGTTCGGTTCATTTCAGGCTCCCGGACCCTTGCGGGTCATGCCGAAGAAGTAGCCGATAACCATGCCGGTAGCGTTGTTCAAGCCGCCGATCAGCATGCCGAACGAGTCCTTGTTTTCCGGCGGAATGGCCACTGCGATCAGGGCGGCCATGGCCATCCCAAGCAGGAACAGCACCAGCACGGCGATGCCGACGCGAGCGGCGCCGATGTTGCGGGTCGCGAAGGTCATGCAGCACCTGCCAGTGAATGAATTTCTTCCAGCGCCCAGTGGTAGAGCTGCTGGTCGATGATGGTCACGCGCGTGAGGCGCTTGCCTCGCACTTCCTTGATGGCCACCTGGGTAGACTGCTGAACAGCCAGCAGCACGAATGCGATGCGCTGCTTGGTTGGATCAGGCTCCTGCAACACCGCAAGCGCGTCGCTGACCATCTCGCGGATGGCCAGCAGCAGCTCGGCCGTAGGGCTCTTGGCCTTCTGACTCTCCAACACCACCAGCACGCCCTGTAGCTGACTTACCGGCGATAACCGGGCGGCCTTCTTCTTCGGCGTCATGCGGACAGTGCCTTCAGCGCGCGGGCGTAGCGCGCCCTTCGGTCAGCAGCGCCGGTCTGCCCACCGTTGACTCGCTCGGTGATCTCATCGAAACGGCTGGCATCCGCCAACTTGTTCAGGGATCGAGCATCCCAGAATGCTCCGGCGGCCAGGGCGCCCCATTTCGGCTGCTCCAGTTCCTCGGGTTTGGCCTCGAAGTCAGGGACGCCCTTGATGCCCTTCGCCCGCAGAGCGTCGCGGATGGCCGCATAGTTGGCCCGCCCGGTGTTCTGGATCGGACCCCGGCCGCGATAACGGTAGCCATCGCCACTCGCCTCCGAGCCATTGCCCAGCCGGTTGGCGTAAGCGTTGTTGCCGATCGCAACCGGCTTCCGTTCCAGCGCGTGCGCCAGGTCGTTCGGCTTCCTCGGCTTGGCCTTGGGGTCCACCGCGTAGCGGCTGGGCCAGGTGTCGGCCATGCCCTGCGCGCTGTAGTTCAGGTTCTCGACGGTCCGGGTCAGGCTCGCCGACTCGTGACCGACCTGCGCCAAGAACGCCGCCACGCGCTTCGGGGTACTGATGCCGAATGCCGTGCAGGCGTCCGTCAGGGGCTGCGCCCACTGGGTGGCGACGGCGGCACTGCAGCCGACCGCCTGCTGGATTGTCGAGGCGGTCAGGATCATGGCTTTTCCAAATGAAAAGCCCCCGAACGGTGTTCGGGGGCTTTTATGGCACAGTGACACAATTAGAACCAATCAGGTGTCACTGACCTGCCCCCTTTCTCAGGGCCACTAGCTACTTAGTAGAGTCCAGGTTGGGGAGCATACCGCTCCGGTGGGTCAGGTTTCGATCAGCGGTCGAACCAGTCAAGGCACCTTCGTTGCGCAGCGCGGCGGCGAACTCGGCAGGCGTGCATTTGGGCAGTGAGCTGTGCGGACGCACCTCGTTGTAGTCCTTGCGCCAGATGGCGATTACCGCCCGTGCGTGCTCGAGCGAGATAAACCAGTTTTCGTTCAAGCATTCGTCCCGGAACTTGCCGTTGAAGCTCTCCACATAGGCGTTCTGCGTGGGTTTCCCTGGCTGGGTCAGCACAAGCGTCACGCCGTTGGCGGTCGCCCACTGGTCCAGCGCCCGGCCGGTAAACTCGGGTCCCTGGTCGGTCCTGATCGCCGCGGGGTAGCCGCGGAAACGGCATACCGCATCCAGGATGTCGGCCACGTTCTGGCCATTTATCCTCCGGCCGACGGCGATTTCCACCGCTTCCTTGGTGCAATCGTCCACCACCGTCAGGCACTTGATCGGGCGCCCGTTGGCCAGGGCGTCGAAGACGAAGTCCATCGACCAGGTGTGGTTGGGCCCCGACGGCAGCTGCAGCGGACGGCGCTCGACGGCCACGCGATCGCGCTTGCGGCGCTTGCGCACCGCCAGGCCAGCGTTGCGGTACAGCCGGTAGATTCGCTTGTGGTTGGCGATCCAGCCCTCCCGTTCCAGCAGGATGTGCAGCCGTCGGTAGCCGAACCGGCGACGTTCGCCCGCCAACGCAACGAGCCTGGCCTGCAACGGCGCGTTCGCCATGCGCGGCTGGTAGTGCAACACGCTGCGTGACAAGCCCAGTGCCCGGCAGGCCCGCCGCTCCGACAGGCCCAGCTTCGCCCGCACGTCCGCGACGGCAGCCCGTCGCGTCGGCGGGCTCAGTATTTTCCCCGCGCCACGATCCTCAGCGCTTCGTTGTCCAACATCGACTCGGCCAACAGCTTTTTGAGCCGCGCGTTCTCCGCTTCCAGTGCCTTCAGGCGCTTGGCGTCGGGCACATCCATGCCGCCGAACTTGCGCCGCCACAGGTAGAACGACGCGTCACTGAAGCCGTGCTTGCGGCAAAGCTCCTTGACCGGCGTGCCGGCGGCCGCCTGCTTCAGGAAGCCGATGATCTGCTCTTCGGTGTATCGCTTCTTCATGTCCGTCCTCTTGTGAGACGGACTCTACTAAGATCAGGTTGGCCCGGAAAACGGGGGGCAGGTCA